CTGGATGCATTGCACAAGGATAGTTTCCTGTGAAACATAGCAACGCACGATAGTCCCCGTTGCGTTGAGCGCGCTGTAGACGCCCCGGTAGTACCCCGAGAACTGACCCGAGGTCATCGGTAGCGCGGCATCCCACGAATTGTAGACGCCGCCGTTTTTGTTTACGCCAATCAGGCATAGCGAGTTGAACGCCGTATCAGGCGCGAGCATTGTCGGCGTACCGACCGTAGCCCTACCGGCGATGATTACGACAGGGCTAATCAAACCGAGAGCCGGTGGTGCCTCGCAGGTGATGGCGTTGGTTACGCCGAGCACTTGCCGCTGGGTGAATGTCCACGCATGGGAAGCCGGTTTAGCAGTTCCTCGGTAGTCGTTGACCGCTGACAGCGCCGTGTAGATTGCATCGAGAAAACCGGCGATTGTTGCTGCCGCTGGCGATGTGTCAGCGCAACGCACGAAAGTAATGGGAGGGACAGGGAACGCCATCAGGGGCCGCCTATGGTGCCGGTCGACTGGACTACCAGCCCCGGCGAGCTGGAGTGATCGAGTACAAAGGTCACGTCAGGTATCCGCACTTGCGCGATGTAGACGGTCGCCGCTATCCATGCCAGCCCGGCGCCTGAGTTGCCGAGCACGTAGCCGGTAGGAGGGGCGCCGAGCGCGATGATAGACCGACCTGTAGCCGTTGAGGTCGTGGTCGCAAGCGTTGTCGAGCCGGTCGCGTAGAGCATATCGCCGACCTGATACGAGGTCAGGCCCGTGCCGCCCTTGCCTACCGCGATCGTGCTTCCGGCCCATGTGCCGGCCGTCACCGTGCCCAGCGTCGTGATGCTTGTCGAGCCTGCGTAGGTGCCTGCGACTACCTGCGCGAGAGTCGCGCTGTAGGCCTGCACGTCGACGCCGATCGTGTAGTAGGCAGCTGCGCCCTGCGCGTCAAAACCGGCGAGCTTAGAGCCTACGCCGATGTGCCCGCTCGCAGTCCAGGCGAGCTGCGTCAGTCCGCTATGCGCACCACCACCACCGCCCGAGGCCGTGATTGTGACTGCCGCCCGATTCGTCGCGGTGACCACCGTCGACAGGGTGACGCCCTGACCGGCTACGAGCTGCACGTCGGCGTAGGTCTGACTGTCTGTCCCGGCTGGAGTCGGTACCAGAACGCGAACGATACGAGTCGTGCGAATGTTTGCCATGCGTCAGGCTATCACTTTTGGATCGCGTTGCGGATCTTCAATCATCAGCAGCGACACCGCGTCTGTGCCTGTGCCGTCAATCTGCAGCTCGGCAACGATGGCGAGCTGGTTGCTGATGCTGACCAGGGAATCCGTGAGCCGGACGATTTGACCCTTGTGCAGCTGGTACGAGCTGGGCACGACGTAGCCTACTGTCCGCCTTGGAAACGCATAGGCCCGAGCCATCCATGCGAGGATAGCCCCGGCCGTCGCATCGTCGTAGACGCACACGCTCTCGATGGTTTTTTCGATGACGCCGTACCGGGCCTGACTTGCGATGCAGTAGGCATCCTGATCGCCGAGGGTAGTCACGCCGTCAGCGGTCACCGTGTCGTTGCCTCGGGTGGCGACCTCGCAATACTGACCAGTGCGTACCGAGTAGGCGTAGTTCATCGTCCAGCGGTTGATTACGTCTGCGCTGTCAACGCTGATTGACGTTGCTCGCTCGATCATGGTGTCGGAGTCGGCATCGAGCACCGCCGTTGCATCCTCAGGGGTAGCGTCGTAGCGCCAGACGATTAGGCTTGCACCGTCGCCTGACCGGTCTACCGAGACAGGAAGCAAAGGCAGTATCTGGGCCTGTAGCCACTCCAGAGGCTTGACCCGCGCCGACACAACGCAATCAAAACGAAACTGCGCCAGCAAGCCAACTGCTGCCTTGATGCGCCCGTAGTCGACCGCCATACCGGCGAGCTGCAACATATCAAGGATGACGTCGTCCGCTTTCGGCGACAGCCCGCCGCGCGATGCGTCAACGTAGTCTTTCCATGTGCAGAACAAAGGGATCGGACTGTCGGCCGTTGCGCTTGTTATGCCGCTAACTGCCGCCAAAGTAGAGCCGAACCCGTAGACGTATTGACCATCTGCGTCGGTGTATTCAGTGTTCAGGGCGTCGAGAGGATTCGGGAAGTAAGGCACGCCCGATACGGCTTGCCCTCGACTGTCGATGTACCGCTCAACCTTAAACTGCCGGGCCGTGGTCGTCTGGTCAGTCGAGAGCCAGATGTAAGGCGTTGATACGGCATGCCCTGCAACAATGACACATAGCTCAAACGATGTGCTTTGATACGACACATAAAGTCCCTGCGTACCTGATACCCATGTAGTCATGCTGGTAGAGCTTGCGCCGGGGCTGCCGTACACACGCGGGTAAGCGATACCCAGTTCCTGAGTCGCCAGATAAAGCACGTTGTAAGGCCATGTGTAGCCGTCTACCTGCTCGGTCATGCCAGGCACTTCGACCGTGCTCGTCTTTGCTTTGTCCTCGACTGAAAACGCTACAGGCTCGGTAGGCTCGCCCCATTCGGGGTCAGACACGATGCCCCGCGCAAGCACGATGCGCGCTGCGTAGTCGGTGCCCTCTGTCCAGATGGCGATCTCAGCAGGTGAGCGCGCGAGCTGATGCCCCTGCGCGTGCAGCTGCGCAACGCTGACCGGGAACACCGCCGATACCGGTACCGACAGCGCGCCCGCGCTGGACTGCAAAAACTCCATTGCCGTCGAAACCGTCAGCTCACCCATGCCCGGATAGTACGAGTAGACCACGCCCTCGGCTGCGTCGGTGATGTCGATCTCAGCCGTGCTTAGCCGGATGACCGTGCCTGCGTAGGTGACTGACACAATCAGGTATGCGTTGCTCATAGCTGCTCGTCGATTCGCATGGTGCCGACTCGTACCAGCTCGCCCGTCCCGGCGCCTAAGTGCTCGTCGCCGACGACGGTATCGAGCTGGATCGTGTCCGTCTCGATCGTGCCGTAAAGCATCAAGTCGTAAGCCTTGATCATCGTCGGCACCGCCGAGGCAGGCACCGTAATCTGAGGCAGGTACACGACCGGCGACACATCGTTTGCCATGATTAAGCCAAGCACATCAGTCGCTATTGCGGCAGGCCCGCCCATGGGTACGCCGCCTGTGTAGGGCACGATGTAGTCAGGCGATGCGTCGTGTGTGTTGCTTGTGTCGATACCGTCTGTCCATGCGACCTGAGCGTAGCGCCTCGGCTTGCCTTGCTTGCGCTTTCGGCGCGTGCCGTTGCCTGCCTCGGTCGTCTCGATGTTGGTCTCAATGCCGACTTGCCGCGCAAAGTCGTAGTTGCCGAGCCATGCAATAGGCCCGATAACGGCCGCGCCAAGCGTGAAATAGCCGTCAGGGGTACTCTGCGCAGGGATGCGCAGCGCGAGGCGACTGTAGGCCGTCGTAGCGCGCAGAATCAAGCAGCCTCGGGGAGAGGTCAACGACGCCGCCGAGCCCGCTGCCGTGTCGGCGACCGAAAACGTGTCGAGCACGACGACAGGCCGGGTAGTCGAGATGACCGACGATCCTACCCAGCGCCCGCCTGAGTTCGTGCGGATGTATCGCGGAGTAGCACCGCCGCCGCCGCGCCAGATGCACCCGCGCAACGCATCGCGCTGGATGTAGTCGTCAACGTCACCCGATCCAATAAACGGATTGACCGTCACGATCTCACCTGCGCGCAGGAATCTCAACGAGCTGCCAAGCACCAGCGTCAACGTGCCGAGCACTACCCATGCAGCGCCGTCCCAGCCCTCGACGGTAGCCGTCGACCAGTTCGCGCCGTCGACGTACACGCCCCATAGCTGGCCCTCCGGGCGCGTCGCCTCGGTCAGCGACCAGACGATCAAAGCCTCGGATGCGTCAGTTGTTGACCGCCATTTTGCGTCAGGCGACGGGCTGGACAGCGGGTCAATGCGAGACACCGGGTAGCGATACTGTGTCGCGATATTCCATGCCTCGCCCGCTTTTGCCGGGCCGTCAGTCATCGCGAGCTTAATGCCCGTCTCGGCAAGCGGGCTCGGAGCTGCGCCGAATGTCTGCCCGAGCGTACCTGTCGGAAAATCGCTAAACTGACCGGTGTAGAGATTGACGCCTGCATCGGCCCCGGCTGCGTAGGCAACCTGCCTAAAATAATAGTCGCCGGTCGACGTGCCCGAGGCCGTCTCGAAGTAAACGCTATCTGCCACGACGCCCGCTGACCGTTGCAAAAAGCCGAAGAACGTACTGGTACGACCTAACAGCAACCAGTTGCGATCGGCGTTGGTCGAGGTGGCCCGGAGGTAGGCGTAGACCTTGCCGGTATTGATCGTGCCTGTGTCGTCCCCGAAGCCAAACTTGACCTGCACACCGGTCGCGCCGACGTTGGTCGATACCGTAGCAAAAGCGCTGCCCGCGACAACGTCGCGCAGCACAATCGTCGTCGGCGTCACTTCGATCTCAACAGCGTAGCCGTTAGCACCGCCGCTGATCGTCGCGCCCAGGCGAGCCGTACCAGCGACTACCCGGCACTCCATCATCGCGACGATGCCCTGCGTGTTCGTGGTGGTCGGCGTCGCCTGCCAGCGCTGCGAGTCAAAGATGCCCGCGTGCTGTACCCGCAGCCCGAGGCCGGTAAAGGTCAGGGTCGGAGCACCACCGCCCGATGCCGTCCACGTCGCGCCCGTGTTTTGCGGTAGATCCCACGGTAGCCATGTGACCGACTGCCCGCACGAATAGTCTTGCAGACTGACCGCGCGGATCATCTGAGGCTGTCCGATCGCAGTCGGCCCGCCGAGGTAGGTCGCGCAGAGTGAGTCGTCAGCCGTGCCGGGATTCGCTGACTGGTTGCTAAGCACGACGAGCCTGCCGCCTTGCAGACACACCGTCACGTCTTGCGGATGTGTCGCCGCGTCGAGGCCCCTCCACCATGCCCGAGCACCCGCCTTGCCGACGAGCGCCCACGTGCTGCCGCCATCCTCGCTACGGGTGGTGTAGTACTCGCGCAGGGCACCGCCTGCCGCGTTGTAGTCGCTGCCGATGACCCATAGGGTATCGTTCTGGTCGACACACATTGACAGGTCAGAAGCGGTCAGCAGGCCGCCTCCTACCGTGCCCCATGTGCGCGTAACAGAGTCGGCCTGTAGGTAGACTCCGCTCGCCGTGCCGCCGTTCGTAAATGCTGACGCAAAGCGCCTTGACCTCGGTACGCAGTTGCTGCCTGTCGTTACCGCTGCCGGATTGATCGAGCAAGCCACAAAGGCCCCAGCGTGCGCGACGATCTCAGCGTAGCCGCCCTGCCAGTCGCCCGGAGTATTCACAAGCACAAAGCTTGCCCCGCCGTCAACGCTTGCAAACTGTAAGACGGCATCAATCGCGCCGACGATGGTGGTCGCCAGCAGGCAGACCTGACCAGACAGGTACGCAGCTCGCATACGGGTGACGACATACCCGGCCGCGCCGATGACCGTCTCGGCAAGCTGGGGAGTCGACCACGTAGCGCCCTCGTCATCGGACATTGACGAGGCGATGCCCGACCCGCTCGCGTCGTACAACCAGAACAGCGCGACCAGACGGCCCGAGGGGAGCGCGACGAGGCAGGGTGCCGCGTGAGTCGCACCCGTGTAGGTGCCGGCAGCTGCGGTATAGACGCGCACGCTTGACCAGACGCCCGAGGTCATCGGCCGCTGCCACACGGTCACATACTGCCCGGCCTCCTGACTGATGCAGTAGATCGTACCGTCATAGGCTGCGATTACGTGCGGGTCTTTCCATGCCGCTGCCGTCGTGCTTCGGTCGACAAACTCGTAGGCGCTGATGGTCGAGGGAGGATCCCAGCCCCGATAGAATGCATCGCCGACGTTGCGCCAGGCGAACGCAGCCGAGCCAAGATTAAGCGCCGAGCCGGGTATCGGGCCTGCGTTGCCACCGCGCACGGCGTAGACCTCGATGTTGCTTCCGTCTGCCTGCGTGCCGCTTGCTTGCAGCTCGGCAAGGCTGGTCGACTGCGCAGCGACTACCCGCCCGGCCATGCCGCCCGCTTGCGTGTAGCTGGCGCCATTGACCCCCGACAGGCTTAGGGCGCTTGCGTTGTAGCGCCTATCCATCGTCAGCAGGCCGCGCATCGTTGCAGGAGTCACGTTTGCCATGTGTCAGTTCCTCGCTCGATGGCCTACTATCTTGCCCGCGTTCAGCGCGGTTGAAAGCGCGCTTGGCTGCGTCAAGAAGTCCTTAATGAACGGTCTAAAAGTCTGATGCCGAAAGACTACCGGCGTCGATGCCTGACGACCGCCGCCCATGATGCCAGCGTTAGCCGCTGCAATGTTGCCGCTGCCAAGCGCGGCCGTCGCCGCTGGGGATAGCACCGCCTCGGAGGTCAGCACACGCGCCGAGCGCTCGTCAGGCGCGTAGCCCTGATGGAATGAAGGTTGCTCGGCTGCGATCGCTGCGATCTGGATGCCGCCCGCAATGCCAGCCGCTGCCGCAGAGACAGGCCCAAGGATTAGACCGGCAGGCCCGCCGACTGATAGGCCGTCGTTCAGCGCGTTGACCACCGCCATTGCGGTCGTGATCGTGGCCTCGGCGATGCGGGCTGCTTTTGCAATGCCAAAGGCCGTCATCGCCGCTTTACGATGCTCGGCTATGCGCTTCTGTAGCTCTGCCTTTTGGGAGTCGGTGTAGTACGCATCACCCGCGACGAGCTGCGCTTGGAGCTTGTCGGCTTGCTCGCCCTCGCGCGCAGCCGCGTCGGCTGACGCCTGCGATACTGTGTCGAGGCCTTGCAATGCCAAGTCAACGCCAGCCTGCGCAATGGCCTTGCGCGCCTCTAAGTCTGCCGCGCGTAGCTCTTCTGCTTTGTCCGCCTCGGCTTGCGATGTCTCACCGGCCTTAGCCGCATCTTCGGCGCGCAGCGCGGCAAGCTCGGCGTAATACTGATCGTCGGTCGCAAGGATCGCCGCGCGCATATCCTCCTCTGCTGTCTCTTTGGCCGAGGTCGTGACCTCGCTTACTTGTACGTCGCGGTTTGCATCTTTCAAGCGCTGGATAGCGGCCGTATGGTCAAGCGCTAACTGTTCTTCCTTGCTTGCCATCGCCCGCTTAGCTTGCGCCTCGCCTGCGTTCAGAATTTCGATGCTACTACGATACGCTGCCGTGTTGCGCTGGTTCAGTTCCGCTTCGCGCGCGAGCTGCGCGTTTAGGTCTTTCAAGCCATCGGTCTGCTTCTTGACCGCCTCGGTATGCTTGACGACCAGAGGCACGACTACGCCCAGCTCGGCGCGTTGTTTCTTGTTTGAGTCGGTCAATGTCTCAAACGCAAGCGCCTCGGCGTCAATCGCTGCGATCTGTTGCTGAATCTTGCCGAGCCTGTTTTGCGCGAGTTGCCCTGTCACACTTTGCCAGTTGGCTTCTTCTTTTAGGATCTCGACCTGCGCAGCCTGATCAACAAGCAGCTCCTTAGACGCCTCGGCCGCCTTGCCTTGCGCGCGAGTCTTAGCGTCAAGCGCCTCTAAAGCCTCTTTAGGATTTGCCGCCGCCGCCGCCTCGTTTAGCTTTTGCTGCTCTGCCTTGGCTTGCTTTAGCGCATCGGCAAGCGGGGTAATCGCGTCCTTAAACAGCTTGTTTGCGCGCTCGGCTTCTTTGGTGGCCGCTGTGTAGTCGTCCATCACCATGGCGACCTCGACTACCGCAATGCCGAGAGCACCCAGCAGAGGGATCGCAGCAACCAGCAGCGGCGATAGCGAGGCTAAACCCGCCGCTTCAAATCCCTCAAAAGCAGAAGTTAGGCCTGCGATAGACGATGCCGCCGCGCCCGCCTCGGGAGACAGCCTGCCGAGCACACCGCCTAACGGGCCGAGCGCCTTTAGAGCCTTGCTGCCGTTTGCGCCAAGGTCAGCAGTCTGCGCCGACACTTGCTTAGTCGCCTCGGCCGTTTTTTGAAGTGCCTTGCCCGTTGCCTGCGCTTGCTTTTCAGCGTCTTTCAGCGCCTTGCTAAGCGAGCCCGCAATAGCCTTTGCTTCCTTGTCCGCGCCAGGCGAAAGCTTGCGCAGCTCGGCGAGAGCGTTCGCTACTTTGATCTCAACGTCTAAACCAATGACCTGATTAGCCATTTTTGCGCCCCATGTTTGCGGCCATCGCGGCCCCGAGTTCTGTTAGTTTGCCCTGCACCGCAGCTTTGCCCGGCCGGTTTACGTAGATGGGTAGCAAGGTCTTACCGTCGCTTGCCAGAGGTGACACTACCCGAATCATCCAGTCGCCTTTCTTGACCAATATTGCGTCGTTGTCTTTCTTGGCAACGCCTACGCGCGTTGATGGGGGCGCTGCAAAGAACTGTTCGCGTGTGACTGCCTTTAACGTCGTCGTAGCTGCGTAGGGCCGATGCACGAAGGCAGGCACCGGAGCGCCCTTCTTGCCCGCTATCCGAGTATCCGTCGAGCCGACCGACACACGGACTACGCTTTTGTTTGCGTCGATGGTCGAGATAACCTCGATGCGTCCAGACTGACCGGTCACCCGTTGCACGTTGCCCGGCCCGTACCAGCCCGCCGAGGCCGTGTCGGCGACAGGTTGCAGGGTAGCCGTCAGCAGGTCGACGGCACCGCCCGTAGCGTCTCGCATCGCCTGCTCTGCCCATGCAGCAAGGTCGCCCGACAGAACGATAGAAGCCGCGCCCTCTTTCCAGATGACGCTCACGACTTGCCCCGCTTGCGCTGGTCAACTACCATCGCCCGCAGCTTGTCGGCTGCAGTCGATACCGGCTTCGGTGCGTCAATCTGATACAGGGCAAGCATGAGACTCTGATCCTCTCGGGGTAACCGTCTAAACCAGTGTATATCGCCATGCCCGTATCGCAGAGAGATACGCAGCGCAGCGAGGTTTAGCGCGCCCCGAGCGCCTCCTATTTTCCCAGGGCTTCGGCGACCTCGGGGTCGCGCGGGAACGCCGCCATGATGATCGCCGGGTAGAGCACCGCGCCTGCCGCCGAGACTTCGGCAATGGTCACATTTTGATCGTGAAGCCAGCTATAGACCTGCCGACCGTAGCCAATAGCGTCGTAGCCGTGCGCGCTGTAGCTCGCCCTGCACATACGCCCGACAGCCGGGCAGCAAAGCCCGATCATCGCAGCGTAGGCGCGTAGCAGGCGGGTACCCGTGGAGCCGTTCGCCGCGGCGAACAGTTCCTCGAGTAGCGCGTAGTCGGTTGGGATCGCGATGCCCTCGGCCTTGCCAAGCAGCTCGATAGTAGTAGGGGTGTCGCCCATGTGTCAGATCCTTTAGGTGATGGTCATGCCGTCGGTGCTAAACATCTTAGCAACGCCGTTAATCGTGCAAGTGCTGCCGTCGCCTTCGGCCCAGTCAATCGACAGCTCACAATACTTGAGGGTAAACACATCGTCGGCAGTCGCCCCGAGGTTGGTACGCTCGACAGTCCATTGAATCGTGTGATGGAACGTGTCGCCCGCGCTGGTCGGCAGAGTCGAGGTAGCCGCAGCCCAGTCCGAGCCAGAGCGACGCAATACCACGTCGTTGATCGTCGGCGAACCTGCATCACCGCCGAGGCCGATTAGGTGCGCGGTAAAGGAAAAGGTAAACTCCTTGTCCTTAATGTTTCGCGTGCCAAAGAAGTTTCCGCGCGCGTAAAAGTTCAGCGTCTCCTGATTCGCTGCGTTCAACCCGCCGATCTTAAAGTCGCCCATTTCATAGGCGACCGTGTAGCTCAGCGGAGTTCCGGCGCCGTCTTTGATTACGAGTACGCCGTCAGCGGCAACGATGGGGGTAGATGCAATTGCCATGATAGCTCCTAAGCTTGTAAGTGTAACGCAGAGTAAGTCTGATCAATCCATATCCAGCCATCTACCCCGGCTGTGCGGGATGTGTTGCGCCAGACAAAAGAAGCAAGCCGAGGCCCGTTAGGCCAGGCGCTTAGCAGCACCGCTGCCGTGATGGTCGTGTCCAGCGTCAGCATCGAGTCGTAGCCCGTTACCCGGTCCTTAGGCGGCAGGTTGTACGCGATAACAACGTGTACCTCGCTGCTTACAAGGTCTTTCGGGCCGTCGATAGGCTGCGTCGAGTCGACGCTACAGGCATATTCCAGATGCACCGGTGAGCGTAGCCCAGAGCGAATGAACGCTACCGGCTCGGGGCTTTGTCGCAGCAGGCCGTACCCGGTCAGCAAGTGCGCTGCGAGCTGCGCGCGTACCGCCTGCGCGCTCACAGGTAGCCCAGCCCGTTACGACGCGAGCCTGCCCACATCGTACCCTGCGAGCTTGTACGCGCGCCGGGCTGACCCTCAGCCTTGCCCGTTACTTGCTCACATTGCGGGTACGTCAAGACCCCATAGGCGCGCTCTAAGAGCGCCTCGTAGTGCAGCATCATTTCCCATTCGGCTGTACCCGGCCCAGCGTTTGCGAAGTCCCTGAAAATCAACACAAGGGTCTGATACACATGGACATCGCGCAGCGCCGATGGTGCCATGATTAGCCAGGGACGCTTGCCGGTGTTGATAAGCTGGCTTTCGATGCGCGCCCATGCCTCGTCCAGATAGTCCTGATAGCTCGTCTCGGTCGACGGCATCCGACGCGCGAGGTCGGTATGACTGCGCATCAAATCAACGTCGGTCACTACCGGGTAGAGACGACGGTAGACTAAGCTACCGTCGCGTCGAAACACGTAGACGACCGAGCTGATGGTCAGCGCCCATTCGAAGCGCCAGCCGTCCGATGGCTGACTGTTTACGATAGCGACTGCCGTTACGGTTGACGACGCGACACCGCCGCTAAACGTCACGGCAGACGCCGAGATCGCGCCGTTATTCTGATCGTAGATTGTCAGCGTGCCCGCTGAGGGAGTCACGATAGACCCGGCATTGTAGATCGTTACCTGCACGACGTTGTTTCGACCGGCCTCGATTATCTCGGGGCCGATCATCCTCGCCGTGTAGATCGTCTCGCTGCCGGACATTGATTAGAACCCTGCCCAGGCGTTGCCGGTAGCAGACAGGCAGATGAAGATTCCGCCCTTGCCCGAGGCCGTCAGAAACGCAGCGTCAACCGCTGCGCCGTTGATGGTGCCGCCTGCCGGGGGGTAGACCTTGAGGATTTGATTCGACACGCCGTTACCGACAAATACTACCTTGCCAAGCACCTTATCGGCGTTGGCAATCTTTACGCCTTTGGTGCCGTCGGCTGCAGTCGTCGGGTAAACGCTGCTCGTAGCGGCAGGCAAAGACACGGCATCCGATGCCAGAGAACCAGCCGCAGCAGTCGACGCGCCCGGAGGATTGATCATACCGGCGTGGACAATGTGCCCGCCGAGCAGGGTACCGTCGGATGCGTCAGCGTCATCCTTGACGACGAGGCCGGTAAATCCTTGCGCGTTGCGGTACTGGGCGATCTTTTCGGGGGTAGCCATGTGATACTCCTATTTCTTGGTTTTGATACGTATCAAGTCTTTAAGGGCTTGCTCGCGTAGCTTTTCGCTTTTCTTGACGGCATTGCTGCCGCCGCTTTCGTACATTTTGCGGGCAAGTCCGTCTTTTGCTTTGCGTGCCTCGGCCTCGGTCATGCGCGCACCGAACGGCGAGCGGGCTTAGCAGGCGCTGCTACAGGAGCTGCGTCCATCGCCGCGAGAACCTTAGCCGCCTGAGTTGCCCGGCGTGCCGCCTTGCCGTCGCCAGGGCCGTCGCCAAAGTCGCGATCGTGCTCGTCCTGTACCCGGTTGCGAATAATCTCAGCAGCGTCTGGGTCCAGAGCAGGCAGACGCCCGCTTGCTACGAGGTCGCGCAGAAACTGATGGTGAGTCTCTTTGTCGTACTTGACCCGTACCTCGTTGCCGAGCGGAGTCGGCACCATCCAGATGGGCAGATGGATAGTCGGCACCCTGCCGCTGGGCAAAGGCCGTGCGTCATAGGTCGCAATGTAGTCCGCTGCCGGCTCGATGATAGTCCAGCCTTTACGCATCTTTTCCGCAAAAGCAAGTGACACATCGCCGTCCTTGTCGACTGCGTTGACGCCGGGGATGAAAGCAAGCTGCCCGAGGTAGGGGAGCCATTCGCCTGCACTGCCGTCGTCGGTCAGATGGAATGCCCAGCGCTTCGGGTGATACATCAACCGGAAGTCAGGGTAGTCGCCTGCGTTGAGCGCGAGGCCGGTAGTCGCCGCCGTGGTAGCGTAAGCTTTGGGGGCGTATTGATTTACGAGTGCCATGTGTCGATGACCTGTAGTGAGAGGAAGAGAAGCCCGCCGGGTTACCCCGGACGGGCAGGGAGGGAGAGGTTTAGAGGCGGGTGGTGAGCTGGACGCCCATCAGGTCTTGCAGCTCGGCTACGCCAACGTAGTAATTGCCGACGACCTTGGTCAGCGCGCTCTCAGGAGTGCGGCCCAGCTCAACGTACATTTTCGTGCCCATCGGGTACACGACGCCGCCGCTGCCCATGATGGGAGCAGGCGTGCCGTCAGCGTAGCCGATAGCTCCATAGGAGATCACAAAGCCGAGTTTGTCAGGGCCAGAGGTCACGCACTTGGACGACACGAAGAAGTCGATGCCGAGGTAGTTACCGGCGTAGCCCTGGCCCTTGATCGCAAGCATCTCGGCAGTCGCCGGAATCCATTGCAGCGCGCCGGTTTCACCGCGCAGGCTGGTCTGGAAGTCGGTGAGCTGCTTCGGCGAGACGACAGCAAGGAAAGGGCCGGGGCAGGACTGCGCTTCCAACGCGGCAATCGCCGAGAAGATGTTGGTCACGCTCAGAGCAGCGCCCGAGGTTCCGACGCTGGTCGCAAAAGAGCTACCGGCAGTCGTGATCAGGGTGGTCATGCGAAGGTGAGCAGCGCCGACCATATCCTCGGCGAGGTAGGCCACCAGCTCGCCAACGCTTGCCCAGGTCTGCCCGGCGAGGTCAGTCACGCCACGGTAAAGCGCTTGACGAGCGACGGTGATCGTTACGTTCGCGTTGGTCAGGGCGATAGACTCGACGGGGCTACCGTCAGCGACTGCCGCCATCGCATCAAGGCCGGTGCCTACGATGCCGACTTTCTTTGCGGACGATCCGCTATTGCCAACGTCGCCGACGTAGGCGATCGCGGGGTGATTCATAAGGGAAGCGCGGTCGCCAAGCTTGAGTTGCAGCTCGGCCGCGAGGGTCGAAGCAACGGTCAGATCGGTAAGGGCGGCATAGGTAATCGGGGCGTCAGCCATAGTAGACCTCGGTAGAAACAGGGTGAGCAAACAGGAAGATAATCATTCCGGCGTGTGCTCTGTTTTTACGGGACTCGACCCGAACGCCTACGGTAAAAGCATCGTGACACGTTCTGCCCGATGTGTCAACGTGTCACCTTAACGAGGCAAGGATCGCAGTCCGGTTTGCTGCATACGCTGCCCTGCCTTGCGGGGTACCCAGCATCTGCTGAATAGCCTCGGGAGAGAACGTCTTAGCAGGCGCTGCCGTGCCCGAGCTGGCGCCCGCGTTCACTGACGGCGTAGGCGGGAGGGCAACCGGCGTAGCCGCCTGACCTGTCGTAGCCGTTGCAGCCACCGCGCCCGATGTGTCAGGCAGGTATGCCCGAACACCTTTCGGCAACGCCTCGCGATTCAAAAGCCACTCGGAGAGCGTAGGCTTCTGGCCCCCGGCAGCGACGGCGACTCGGCTGTAGGCGTGCGCCACGATGTCGGCTGCCTCGGGGTCTACAATGCCCGCCGACAGGATCGCCCGCTCGGTAGTCCAGCCTGTTTGCGCGGCCTGCCATTCGGCGCGCTGCACGTCGTGCTGGGCCCGCATCGTGTCAAGCTCACTGCGCATGGTAGCCGCCGCCGCCAGTTGGGGCGCGAGGCCGTCAAGCTGCAACCTAAGCTGCGCCTTCTCAGCGCTTAGAGCTACGATGCGGTCGCGAGCCTTCGGGGTAGCATCTTCGGGAATGTCGATCGGGTCAGGGGTCGGGGTAGTGTCGTTCACGTAGCCTCGGGGGTTAGGGAATAGTCATCAGTCGGCGTTCAGCGTCGACGCGCGCAAGCTCGTTGACCGCGCTGGCCTCGGTCATGCCGGGATTCAGCTCCATGTACGCGCGAGTACGAGAAAGCAGGCCAGCGCCCATCAGCTCAATCACGTTTGCTCGCCGGGCTTGCAGTTCTTCGGGGCTGAGCGGCAAGTCTTTGTATGTAATCTGATAGCCCAGCTCGGGGAGCGCAGCGCCGGTCGCGCGATTCCACAACGTTGCAGTAGTTGCCATTAGCTGCTCGTCGGCGCGTCGAAACACCGGCGCGTAGCGACGAGCTGCAGCCCGCTTGCCCTCGTTGCTCAGGGCGATCGCGTAGCCTGACCTCGCCGTGCCTCCCATGCGCTGGATGTCAGCAGGCGGGAGGCCCGCGTCAATGGCGATGCGATTCGCGATCGAGGATATGACGCCCTCCATCGCGACAGGATCGGCGCCTGCTTGAAACTGACCGATCATCGGCTGGCGACCTTCCTGCGTCGACTCTGCCCGCATGATTACGGCAGGGTCGGCGATGACCTCGACGCGCTGCGTGTAGCTGTCCAGACCGGCCGGGATCGCGCCGACGAATCCGCAGTCAAGCGTGTACCGTTGCGGGAAGCTGGCATCGCGCAGCACATGCCCCAAAAAGGTATTGTTCACGCCGAGGTCAAGGCACGCCTGCACCGTCTCCCAGTTGCCGCGCCAGTTCCACAGACGATCGCCCAGGCTTTCGGCATGGTACAGGACGTAGGGCAGAATCGGGGTGCCGTCGCTGCGCCGGTAGGGGTAGTTAGCCCCGCTGAAGTCGCCGCCGAGCACCTTGATGCTGATGTCGTTGCCTGTCGACACTTGCAGCACCTGATACAACGGGCCCGCAGGGTCGCTCGCGTCGATGCAGAGGTAGTCGTAGCACCAACCGTAGTCGTCGCGGTAGCGCAGCTCCTTGACGCTGTGCGGTACGTCGGGCTGGTCGTCCATCGCCTCGCAGATCATCAGGTCGGGGAACACCGGCCGATACTGGATCTCGCCAGTCGGCAGCACCGAGACGCGCCAGGCGCACTCGCGCAGGCCGATGACCATCGCCTGATAGCGGGGCATCCGAGGCCACAGGCCCGCCGCATTGATCGCCTGAGCGAATGGCCCAAAGATTACGGTATCGCCGACCCGTACCTCAGGCTCGGTCAGGTAGAGCGCTGCCGTCTCGCGACAGATGGACACCAGCGGCATCGATGTCGTCTTAGCTACGCCCCATGCGTCGGCTCTCTCTCTGCCGACCTCTCGCGCTACGCGATTCTGTAGGTCTTGCTCCCAGGCCCCGTCAAGCATGCGCCGTACCAGACGGCTATGTTCCCAGCGGGTAAGCTCGCCAAGGTCGTCGCCGGGGGGCGGGATGATGTAGAGGCTGTCAGTATGGTACATGGGGAGCCTACCTTACACGGGTGACGCTGGCGAACTGCCTACCAGTCGGGAATATGTAGTCTTTTAGGGCATAACGCAATGCGTCTATCCGGTCTTTCGCGGGATGTTGCGCCGTGTAGTCCCAGCTCTCAATCGCCTCGACGAGCACCTTACACCGGCTGCGTACCACGATGCGCTGAGACGCCATCGCCTCGTACAGATACCGGCACCCGGTATCGCGACTGCCGCCCGACATTCGCTCTTTAGCGCCGAGGATTCGCGGGCTGATACCCGTCTGCGCTACCTGTAGCTCGAGCGCGAGTCGGCGCGTCAGGTCATAGTTGCCCTTGTATTCGTGTCGGCCCTGCACGGGATTATCCCCGTACACCGTGCGCAGGTTGCGCCATTGCAGGCCGTTCCGTTTCAGCATCTTGACGATCTCAGCAGCGAACATGGTCACCGTCGCACTACCCGGCAGGCCCACCAAGTCCTCGACGATAATGCTTTCGCTCTGTCGGCCTGCATCGCCGCGCGTAGGCTCTACCCTGACGAGCACGGCGACCAGACCCTGAGGCCGGTCGGCGCTTGCGTAGTCAATGCCGAGGTGCCAATAGCTCTCGCCGTCAAGCATCGCGGAGTCCGAGACGTGAGACGCCGCCGACCAGATAGGCGCGAACCATGCGCCCTGGGGACGCATCTCCCATAGGCCGTCGAGCGTAATGCCCGCCCACGATGCAGGTTCCTTCGCCCACATCCTTGCTATCCACTCGTCATCGCAGAGGGTGCCATCCTCCAACGTGCGCAGCTCGCCCGTGTCGACGTGGATCAGGTTGTCCACCGTCAACTTCGCGTGTACCTCGGGCATGTGCCCGGCCTCAACCGCCGCCTGTATGTGCTCGACGGGGCCGTTAATCGGCGTGAGGGTCATGCAGATTCGACCGGCCTTGACTAAGACTCGCTTGCGCAGCTCGCGCATCATCTCGGGGCTGCACGGCTCGTCGACGAGCACGAGGTCGACCGTCGCGCCTGCAACAGAGCGCGGGCCTTGATCGTCGGTCACCCATCGGATCGTGCTGCCGTTGGCAAAGCGGGTCAGGGGCCGATTCGCCCCGTAGCCGGTTTTAGGGTTGTACTCGCAGTCGTCGGCGAGCACCGCATGCGGGATCAGGTCGTGACACTTGCCTTGGATGCTGATTGACTGCGACTGGTTCAGCGAGCAGACAATGACCTGCACCGGAGGCGCTTTGGTCGCGTAGTACGGGTGCGTCCCGAGGCAGGCCCAGATGACCTCGGCAAGCCCCGCCGTCGACTTGCCGAGCGCTTGATTGCCAGCGCGGTACAGCTTGTCGCCGGTCATCCGTAGCCACTTGTCCTGAGGGACAAGCCAGCGCAGGTAGTCCAGCGGGCGCTCTCGCCGCCGACGCGCATACTCGGCGAGGTTGACTCTTAGCCGCTCGGCGGTCATGCCGTGGTCTTGCGCGTGCCGACCAGACGCAGGCTCGGCCCGCTGGTCGCCGACTGCACGCGCGCCCGAACGGTCGGGGGGAGCGCGGCGACATCGGCCGCTATCTGCGCGACGAGGTCGGCGTCGGAAAGCTCAGTCACAGCAGACGGTTGCGCCCGCGTCTCGTCTGCGATCATGCGCAGGATGTCCAGCTCCTGATGTAGCAGCTGCGCCGCCGATCCGAACGATCCAGCCTTGCTCGCCCGATGCCGCATGTCGCGCGCCGTTGCCAAGCGCTCGCGCAGACTGTCGAGGTACGTCGCAGGCTCGGCAACCGCTTTCGCGTCGTCAACCAGCGGAGCGCTAAGCCCGCCCAGTGCAGCAAGCTGCTTCGTGAAGTTTGCAACCGCTGTCAAACTGCCGGCAGCCCGAGCCTCGTCAATCAGACTCGACAGGGCCGCGCAATGTTCCTTGCGCCGGTACTCGACGGGCAGCCCGAGGTCAGCGTGGAAGGCCCCGCCCGGTGTCGAGGCAAGAGTAGGCGGTTTTCTTTTTGCCATGCGTTTCCGTAACTTCTTTGACGGCGGGGGGTAGTCTGTGTGCGAG